AATTTTACCTGTAAGTTGTTAGCAGCAACAAAAGCCTCTGTAAATGTGTTTGTTTTATAATTATAATAGCTTTCTTTTGAACTACCATTTATTTTTATAATATTAATGTTAAATTCAGCACCAATTTCTCCAAAAACAGTAATCTCTCTACTTTCACCAACAGCGAGCATATTAGCTTGATCTACAAATACTTTTTTAATTAATTTTTTTTCCATTATGGCGTTATTTTAATAGTTCCTAAACCTTGGAAACTTAAATCGCTTGTATTAACAGCGTCGTTACCTTTAATATAATTAAACCATTTACCTTCTTTCTCTATAAACTCACTAATATATCCTTCTTGCTTATCTGTAGTTATACTAGTAACTTGCCAACCTTTTTTATCAACTACGTTGTGATTGCTAAGCGTGTTATAAACATTACCATCTATATCTGTGTGTGTAGAATATTGTTTAACTTTTGATTGAGTACCCTCGTAGTTTAAAGTATTAAAAGACTTTACTATAGAAGGTTCGCTGTTTAACATAGCGGTTATAGTAGAGCTATACTGAACACCATAAAAATTATTTCTATCTACAAACTCTTGACCAATATTATGTTCATATATTTGTCCTGTGTTAAACGTAAAGTAAGAGCTTGACAAGCTAGCACCTTGCTCAGGTACAAATGATTTTCTACTAACCCAACCTCTAACATCTTCGCTAAATGTAACTGTTTCTTCAAAACCTGTTGCGAACTCTTGTCTAAACAAAATGTTATCTATAAACCCGTTTGTGCTTGAGTTAGGACCACCGCTGTTAGAATATATAACAAGAGTGTTTGTTAAGTAAACACTTGGATCTGGATTGACGTGGTCACCTATAGTATGTATAACATTATAAGTTCCAGCATCTGTGATGCCGCCACTACTACCTATTATAAACCCATAACCACTTGAATTGTAATAGTAACCATTTACACCACCGCTATTACCATTTAAAGGTTCAAAGTCATAGTCAAATCTTATTTTATATTTTTCACCAAGCTCTGTTGTTTGTGATATTTCTTGTTGAAGTTGGTAAAAACTTATTGGTGAAGTTGGTTGTACACCTGGGCAGTTATTAAACTCTATTCTATTGTTGTTGAAAACTATAAAAGGATCAAGAGTTGGATCCCAACCAGGAGGACCAGAAAAAGTAAAAGCATCTGCAGAGCCTCCAGTGTACGTATTTATAGCATTAACTAGAGATATATTATCAACACTTCCTTGAAACCCAGTAGCGTCATGAAATAATATACATGGCCAGTTACCTGTTGGTTGTACAACTGCCGCCTGTGTTTGGTGAACAGTTTGAAAAGTACCAGATCCTTCGTCAATTTCTACATCATAAACACCATTATCTACGTTTAAAGCTATTCTATAAGCACCAGTTCTATCTATAACATTAACACCGTGTTGACCCGCTCCATTGTTATCTAACAACCTAAAACTTAAAGCTAAATTTGTTACTACAGCGTCAAAAGTTAAAATATATCCACCAGGTATAATTCCTAAGTTACCTAAATTTTGAATCGCTGATATGTAGCCACCACCTGTGTTATTAAACATAATACCATCGCTGTCGCTTGCATATATTTTTGGTAAATCATAAGCGTGTTGTGGATATGGGTTACCTGCAGTGCCTAAGCTAAAATTCCAGTTTGGAGCAACGCCACCAGACCAAGTTGCCGAAATATCTATCATGTTAATAGTTTCGAACTCAACATCAAGATTTCCCGGTAGTATTATTTTTATTTCGTTTATAGTGTCGTCACCTTGAAATATACATAGGTAAGAAGGGTGTAAAGCGTTGCCTTCTACAAAATTGTAAGGAACGTCAGTATACACAAATGGTTGGTTGTAATATTCTAAAAATGGAGCATCACCAGTTGGTGGTGGTGAGCCAGAGTTATGGCTTTGAGGGGACAACGTACCGGATTCAGATGTGTAAGCTCTCATTAGAGCTATTGCATACCAATTACCAGTTGTTGTTGTTTTACTTTGTGTTAAATAATGATCGTTACCAGGGTTGTCATAAACAAATTTATCGTTTGTGATTTCGTCTCCATTAGAATAATCGTTATACGCAACAACACCATTTGTACCAGAAGGATCTGGAGGAATAACGTAAGTACCACTATTTGTTTGTGTATCTCCGTTAATATCAACATAGGTTTGAGTATAAGTGTTTGTCACTGCCATGTAATTTGAACCAAAAGTATCTGAGGCTCTTGCTTGAAAAGGTATTTCATCAAGAGTTTGATATTCATCTTGAACAGACCAATAGGTAAAACCTATTTTTTCAACTTGAGCAAAAGCAGGTATAATTTCACCTGGTACCATATCGCCATTAGGAGATCCTATCATTGTAAAAGTCTCTACATCAGACATGTAGTGTGTTTTTTGTATTGAAAACTCGTCAATTGAACCGTAAAGCTCATCTGCCTCGTTACCATCTGTGTCTACAAATTTAATATGAACTTGAAGGTCTTGAACAATTATGGCTTCGCTTTCATCAGTGCCGTTAGTAAATTTGAAAGAAACGTCATGCGGTCTAGCAGAGTTATCTGGTAAATTTGGAAAATCTACACTTGTTGTAGTTTGAAAACCTACTCTACAGTCATCTGGAAACGATCCTGATGGAAGTGGAACATATTTATAATCAGCATAACTTTGAGTAATACCTGGAGGTAAACTAGAAGGATCCATAAGTACAGAATCTGTTAATGCTGTTGTGCCATCATAAAGTTGTATTGTTAAATATCTATGGTGATCACTACCAGTTCCTGTTTGTGGCGAACTAGGGCTTACGTACGACAGACCTCTTGCACCAATAATAATTCTAACTTCTTCACCGTTAAATATTGTAGTAGGAGTAGCGCTAGAATATTTATTTAGCACTAGCGTTGGTGTTGCTACGTTAATAGAAGTTTTCTTTGTACCAGGTAGTATTAATTCTTGTGTTGAAGATGTTTTGTCAAAAACAATACCATGACCACTATTAGGGCCTGAAGTTGTATTAAACCAAGGGTTTCTGTGTGAAGCTGGAGTTCCATAAGGAGATGGTAGCCCTAAAGTTTGATAACCATCGGTGTCAGGGTTCCAAAAAATATCTTCAGTTGGCCCTATGTTAGCTTGTGGATTACTTGGGCCAAAACCTGCATACGAGTTGCCACTATTTGCAATTGACCAAGATGGAAAAGGATAAGTTATAGGGCTTATAGTGCCATTTTCACTTTCTATAACATAAGGAGAGTAATAATTTCTTAATGCTGTGTATTTTTGATCGTTACCAAAAAACCCATTTCCTTCTCCAGTTACAAAAGGATCTCCTTTGTCTGACCTGTCAAAAGGCATTTGCATTAAAGTTATAGATGCTGTTGTAAAAGATGTAGCGGATTCTTGCTGCGGAGAATAAGAAATTGTTTCTGGAGCTATAGAACCTATCGCTTGTTCGGCGTAATTTGTAATACTTGTTTTAAAGTTTAAATACCTATTGTTTAACTCACTATTACCGCTCACTGTTAAGCTTAAACGTGGCTCTACTAAAGTTGATGAAGTATTTACTGCAGTATTTGCAATATAATGTTGGCTTTGTGCTGGTACGTCAATGTTAGAATTTAAACCATTATCAAGATAAGCATTTAATAAAAGGTTTTCAGAAGCTACTCTAGAACGTAAGGTTATATTAAAATCTTTGCTGTAAGCATCATAACTACCAATTATTTGACCAGCGTTTCTTAAGTTATCTCTAAAATAATCATCCATACCTGCATTTGAAATATCTGTTATACCGTCCATAGATAATCTTAACACAGCACCTCTTTGCTTGTCAGCAAAATAAGCTCTATAACTTTCTTTAGCAAATGACTCTGGGTTTTTAGATATACCAAAGTCACCAACGAAAGGAGTGGCATCACCTAAAACAGCGTTTGTAGAGACTAATTGAGCGTTACCATCAGCATTAAATAAAGCATCTTTATTAGATGTTATACTTACAACTTTATCTTCGCAAAAAGCAACTAAACTTATTCTTCTTTGAAACAACTTTTGTATACTACCATACGTAGGATTTAAATCCTTAGTAATATTTTCAGCCATTATAAATTGATTCAAATTATTAACGCCTGAATTTGAATTGTAAATACCTGAGAATATTAAACCTGATTTTCTATGCTCTTCTTTATAATCTGATTCTAAAACTATAGACGCTTTAACACCATTAGTAAGAGTTGGATTGTTAAAATCATCTCTAATTCTATCAGACTCAATACCATTACCAAATGAAAAACAATTGTAATAACTTATTCCCGTGTCTAAACTAGTATCAACATTAGTGTCTATAGTAAATTCATTGTAATAATCCGCTGTTGGTGTGTATGGAGATCCATCTATTAAATCTTCAACTTCTCCAGACTGTGCTGTTCCTATAATTTTAGCAGTTGTATAACTACCGTCTCTTCTGTAAAATCGCACTTGAACATCTGCGTAGTCTAAAACTGTTGTACCGCCTACATCAAAAGCATTAAATCCATTTTGATCTTTGTTTGCTACTCTAAAAGTATTACCTGCAGTCCATCTAACAAGAACCATTTTGCCAGTTATAATATATTGACCATTTCTAGCTTCATAAAGTTGTATTTCTACGTAAGAACCTATTGGTGCAAACTCTGTATTTGTTTCTGCTGTTATTTCTAAAGGATACGCTTGACTTGCTTCGTAATAAATATCTAAACCATCTTCTTTAGGTTCTGTTTCCCATATTGCAGGTTCTGTCATTATTTGCTCTAAAACTTGGCTACTGTTATTTGTTCTAAACTGAATATCTAAAGGACTATTTGCGTCGAAATTGGCAGTAGTTATACCAGAATTTAATTCAACCAATGGGTTTTTGTCTACAGGGAATATATAACTAACTCTTCTATTACTTGCTTTACCAAAATTTTCTATAACAGTTTTAACCTCACTCATTCTAGTTGCTTTATCTGCTAAGTCAGCGTTTGCCCACTGCAAAACCTTTCGTTGTACACATCTATCGCGGGATAATGGAACATAGATGGATCCATCATAGTTGTAATCTATATTCCAAACAGTGTGATTGTATATTTTTTTTACTTTAGGATTTGCTAGTATTTCAAATTCAACATCAGGGTTTGAGCTAAAGGTGAATTTATTACCTTGAGCAATTTTATCTATAAAATTTTTAATTTTATCTCCCGGATCACTTGGGTAGGTTGGGTTCCATTGTTCAGTGTGTTTTTCTTGATTATTTCCACTTGTATCATAACCATAACCAACGCCAGGGCCTGGTGCCTGAGGCAAAGCTGTACCGTCAACAGGGTCATAATTACCTTCCATTTCAACATACAAAGTGTTGTTAGGGTATGAATGCGGATTATCAATATCATTAAATATACCACCTCCCCATATACCTTGCAAATAAGCTCCAATACTTTCGTTTCCAAAAAAAGGCGCGTCGTTTTGTAAAGAACCCCAACTATTTCCACCGTCGTGAAGGTTGACGCCTGGTGCCATAAATGAAAGTTCTATATAATGAACACCAGCTGTTTCACCATAAGTTTGCTCTGCATCACCGTTCCAGTAGTTATGCGGAACATCGTTTATACTTCCTTCTTTTCTCCATCTTTTATAACCATTTGGATCATTTGTAACATGCTGAGCGCTTGTGGTTAGCATACCTTCCATGTTTTGCTTGATATGAGCATTGTTTATGTTTTGACCATACACAGTTCTTAATACTTGACCTTGTTCCCAGCGTTGATCAAGATTATTAGTAGTTGCGTAACTATCACCATTATCATCATATATTTGATCTACAAAAGCATATCTTTTTCCAATATAATCTCCAAAAGTAAGAGCGTTTCCTACACCCCAACCATAAGCACTTTCGTTATTAGTGAATGAGGTATATCCTCCACCGCTAGAGTTAAATTCTGAACCTGTAATTAATTGCCCCCACTGTGGTGTAAATGGTCTATGCTCATCTCTTCTACCCATCCAAGTACGGCCAGTACTTTTCGCGTAATTACTACTTGATATTTGACCGCCAACCATATAAAGGCTGTCTATAAAAAACCCTCTACCAGAAGGAAAACTTGTTGGATCAGATGTAAAAGCATTTGTAATCACAGCCGAAAAATCACTTTCTGAATTTGTTAAACCACCAGCATGACCAGTAAAATTAGCAGCATCTACAGTTTGCGGTTCAATTGGTGGAGCAGGGTTTGCTCCAAGAGTTTGAAGCCCAAAACTATCGTAAAACCAGAACGTTGACTGCGAGCCATTAATCATGTAGTTTGAAGTTGTTGTATCTGGATTTGGCTGTACTACAGATAAAGAACTTATTTGCACAAAAAACTTACCAGAAAGCTCTTCTGCTTCTATTTCTTCTCTTTTTTCTATTAAAAACTCTAAGTCACCAGACATATCATCTCCTGTAGCACTACCTTGTGCTAAGCTTGCATCTTCTGCACTTATCTCTCTATCTAGTTTCAACATGTACTCAGCACCGTTATATACAGACGATGTTATTCTATACCTTTCAGAACTTTCTCCAGTTTCATTGTTTTTCCAAGAAGTATATAGGTTTTCTACCCACATCTCCGCGTTATCATTTTTTTGCTGCAAAGAACCACCAAGACCATTGACCCATTCAGCTCTATCTATGTAAAGCATGTCTATCTGTTTATTTGGTCTTTGAGATGTATTAGAAAATATATCGTTTAAATAATCCGTGTTTGAAAGTGAATTTTGATTTACTCTTCCGAGATCTACATATCTATACTTTATAGCGTCAGGGGCTTCATTTACTATATCTAGTATTTTAAACTTATTTTCAAGTGGTATTTGGTTTTCATTTGCACCTACTTTCTTTTTAAGTATTATATACTCTTGATCTTGTAATTTATTTCTATCTGCCGATACAAATCCTAGCCATATACGTTCTTCGCCTTTTTCAAAAATATTAACTTTGTTTATAAAATAAGCTTTTTCCATTAAAAGATTATAGTATTCTCCAGATTTTTCTTTAATGTAAAACTTATAGTAATCAGCCCAGTAAGGCTTTTTGCCACTAACGCTTAGTCTTAACGAAGTAGAATTGCTTGCTAGTAAATTTATAGACTGGTCCTCCCAAGGTAATTTCACGCTACCTGTGTTATCCATAATACTAGTTTCTCTACCGTATTTATCACCCCATACTAAACCAACACTATACTCTCTTTGTGATTTCAAAGAAGGTATACCACCTAAATTAAAATCATCGTTTATAGGTAAAAAATTTAAATTTCTTTTTTCATAACTAGCGTTCACAGACGCAATAGATTTTGAATTATCACTAGCTATTAAATTTGCGCCTTGTGTGTAATTACCATACACAATTCTATTACCTGTAACCTCTTGTGCTAGCGCTTTTTTAGGGACGTTATCCCAAGCTCTTAATAGCTGATTTTCTGGTATTGCTGCAAATATATCTTGTGATTCTAAAACAAATTGGTTTTGAATCCACTCGTAGTCGTCTTCGTTTATTTTTTTAACAGAAAAAATAACACTAGAACCTTCTTCCTTGTAAAGTAATTCTATTTGAACAACGTTTTCTGGTAAATTTTCATAATTAAAATTTGAAAACTGAATTGCTCTAATGTTATTTACCATACCTTCATTATTACCCTCTTCAAGGGAGTATGCATTATCAATATTTTTACCATTTTTATATATTGGCTTGAATATTACATCTGTAAAAGGACCAAAAGGAGAGTACTCTCCATCTTTGTATTTATATCTATAAGAAAATCTTGGGAAAACTTTTTCAAAAAGTGTAGGTAAAGCGTCGTAATTAGGTAGGATATTTGTTTTAGGTGATAATCTAGGAGCTTTTTTAATTACAGTTATATGTTGCTCTTCAATTTCAATGTTGGTACGAGAGCCATCATTATCTACTAAAACAGTGTGTGCGCTTGTATCTAGGTCTCCAGTATCAGTACCTTTTATACAATCGTCTATATTTATTTTTTTAGGCTCACTAACACCATCAGTCCAAAATAAAAGGTTGTCAATAATATTTATACCTGTAATAGGTGAGGTTGTGAACTTTAACGTGTTATTGTGTTTATCTAACAAAACAGTTGTTACTTCTTTTGTAGCTATGTCATACTGTAATATCGCATGAAAAGGTATTAGTTCTTTTGTTACAAACCAGTATAATTTATTTGTTTTTTCATCAGCAATAGTTGCTATACACAAATAATCTCCCGGCACAACACCGTTGGTATCTCGCGCTAAGTTACCTAGTATATTTTGAACAGTACCAACACTTGCATCATCTGATGAGTTTACTTTGATGTTTAAAGCATCTTTATACTGTCCATTAGGAATAATTCTTTCATCAAGGTCTTTGTTCATTTTACCTTGAATGAAAGTGTTTTTAATCTCTGGCATGTATTAGTGTTTTATCAACTTAGATTTACCTCTAAGTATTTGTGTTATTTCCTCTAGCTTTATGTTTGATAGCCTTAGTTTAGCTTGTCTTGTTGCTGCAAATTTTTCTTGCTTATATCTTCTAACAATATACTCTGGTATATTTGCTTTTGTAGATAATATAGCGTATGTTATATGTTTATATATAGCTTCTTGAGCTAACTTGTGAACTTGCATCTCATTGTCTGTTCCTAAACTATCGCTTATATATTTTAAGATTACAGTTTTTCCTGAAATATTAGAGCTAAAGTGCACTAAACCTTTTATTTCGTCTATATAAAATGATCCATTTACTTGAGAGTGTTGTGGATCAAGACCATATCTTTTTCCAATAATTAAATCGTAGTCATCAGTATCATATTCGTGGCTATTAGTTTCAGAGCTATTTGACGACTTGTAATTTTTCCACGTTTTAGACTCAGAGTTTTGTTGTAAAGTTTCGTATTCTCCTTCAAACTCTAACAAAATATTATCTAAAGTTAAATCTACAGTTGCGTTATCAGCCATTCCAGAAATGTCACCTGGCACAAACATTGTTATTAACACAAAAACATTGTTGTACCCGCTAACATCAACGCCTGATAAAGTTTGTGTTCTGTTGTCAGCATTATTTCCACCAGTCCATTGCACGTATGCTTTTTGAGCAGGGTTTCCAACATATGGTATAAAGTTAGGGCCTTTACTTTGAGAGCCAAAAGTTTGGCCATTTAAAGTAGGGTCACCAAAAGTAGCCCAAGGACTTGTTTTTGTATCACCCTTTGTTCTACTTATACCCATTCTTATAATAGCACCAGAAGCTCCTGTTTGATTAGCTGGAGCAACACCATCTGCAGAAATATTAATTTCATTTATTCCATTAACATCTATTTCTTGCCAACAACTATAGTGTCTACCAAAAGTGTTTCCAGTAGAAACGCTAAGTTCTTTGTGTATATTAGCTGTTAACTTACCGCTAAAGTTAGTAGCTCCAGCAGCAAATACATCTTTTGTTTGTAGTGAGTTTGGATTTGCAGGGTTACCAGCAGTCATAACCCTAGCGTTAGAAAAAGCCCAGTCGTTAGTTGAATCAAGCTTAGTTTCAAAATCTGGATTATTAAAATTTGGAAAACCACCAGTTATACCACCAAAATCATAATTACCATCATCGTCTTGTTTAACGCTAAAAGGATTTGATGTTTTGCTTGTTGGGTATATAACATGTTCTACTCCAGAAGAATCTGACCAGCATAATTTAGTGTAATTAACATAATCGTGTGGTAATATCATCTGTAAAGATGGAGGTAAAACTATTTCCTGTGCTTTTATAGATTTAAAAGTGTCAAAAGATAATTCTTGTAAAGCTCTCATAGCGTGAAATGAAACATCTGTCTTGCTGGCTTTTTCTATTATTTTTCCTTCACCAACATATACAACTAAAAATTGGTTTATAATATCTTGAAGAGATGTAAATTGATATTTACCATAATTGTTACCTTCGTAATAATCTTTTTCAGTCATTTTTTATCTTTTTTGTTGTTGTGTTTGTTTTGATTCTTCGTTTGAAGCCATTTGATAAAGACTTTGGTCTTTTAATGTTATACCAGCTAAACTTAAAATTCTTGTAACAAGTTCTGTTTGTTCTGAGTGGTGAAGTTCAAAATCGTGGTGGTCAGTTGCATTTGGATTATATAAAGCTTTTTGATCAACAACAACGTATGTCCAATTAGGATTTTGTGGTGCTTTTATGTAGTCACAAGTTACTTCAGATGATTTTCCACTTGCACCAACAACAGAAACACCATAAGCATTTCTAGTATATATTAAATTTTTATCTGTAGGTTTTACAAGCGATATTCCTCTCATTTGCTGCCACGTTTTTGAATCAACATACTCAACATTATATTTTGTATTTTGTGAAACGTCTTTCCACATAACATTTTGTAGTTTATAAAGATCTGCTGGTAGTTGACTACCATTACCTACTACAGCGTTTGTTTGCTCAAATAAACTTATTTTTTCTTCTAATAAATCAACCATGTCAGAGTGTGACGTGTTATTACCAGGCATTCTTAAAAACTGGTTTAAGTCGTAAAAATATTGTTCAAAAATACCCATTTGTGCTTGTGTTGCAAATAAGTTAAATTCTTGTGGAGTTATATATCCTCTTTGTTCTTTGTTAGCTAAAGCCAATACTGTTTGATATACTGTATCTATTTTTACCATATTTCTTTATTGTAGTTTGCGATCGCCCCGTAGAGCGACCGCTTCTACAGTTTGATTATTTTAATTGTTTTTCAATAGTTGTGTAAATTTCCATACCTTCATCAGTCTTAAACCAAGCAGCTAAAGCTGTGTAAGGGTGCTCATCAAAAGGAACGTTCATTAATTTTCTATTGTTAGAACCCCAGCTAAATGTTCTTTGATCGTTAGATAGTCTTAACAATCCCATCTCAGTTGCTTTAATACCAAAGTTTCTTAGTTGTATATTATCATCTTGCAAAAGCTCTAAGAATAAATAAGGATTATTTTTAGCATATATAAGCAAATCTCTTTTAAGCTCCTTAGAACTCATCTCTGAGACTCTAGAGCCAACCTCAACTCTCATAATAGCTTCTGCCATATCTATATCTAATCCTCTAGCGGCTATTATTGCGTCAGCTTCTATTTCTAAAGAGTTTAGTTGCTCTTCAGCTATAACTTGAGGTTTATGCTCGTAAAACACCTTGTCTCTATGAGGGTGATATGAAGATAATAGTTTTTGTAAAACTGTTTTTTCTTTTGGTACAAATAAAGAACCAGATCTAAATATGATGTGCTCTAATCTTTGATCACCCACCATTTCATCTACAAAAGATGTTTTTTGATTTTGACAATACTTTAGTTCTCTTTCATAACCTAGTTCTTCGTCAAAGTAATATATATTTGCAGACTTTATTGATCTTGACAAAGGTTTTTTATCACCTTTTAAATAATATAATCTATCTTTTATTTCCCAAGTTGGTTTTTTAGGTTCAACTTTTTTAGGTTTTGGTGTCTCAACAACTGGTGTTTCAACAACAGGTACCTCTACCTTTTCTTGTTTTTTTGCCATAATATAATATATAATAAAATTAATAAAAAGAAAGGGTCGAGGCCGAAGCCTCGATCCTTAAAATAAACAGTGCTTATTTCATTAACATGAAATTGTTAGCACCTTGAGTAATTAAACATCTTTCAGAAAGCATGTGAATTTCCATTGCATCTAAAGCAGACGTAGCCGCTCCAACAGAACCAGTAACCCAAGTTTTTAATCTTCTGTTATCAGTTTGTGAAGCTCTATATCTAACGTGTAAGAAAGGACGCTTTAGGTTTTTACCTAATTGTTGGTCATAAACGTTAGAAGTACCAGCTGGAACAATAACCCCTCTAATTGCTTCTGAAGCATTAGCAGCATTAATACCACCTCTAGTAGCTAAATCATTTAAGTATCTAAAGTCAGACTTGTAGAAGTCATAAGAACCTCTTCTGAAACCAGAGAAACCTAAATTTAATGCCATATCTTCAGAGTTGTTGAATACTCCGTAAGAAGTACCACCAGCACCGTAAGAATTCATTGCAGCTAACATATCGTCCATAGCTAAGCTAGTAGCTCTATTTACAAACATCATGTTTTCTTCAATAGCACCTTGCTTGTCAAATTCAGCTAAGATAGCATCAAATTCAGCTAAATCAGTAGCCGCGTTAACACCAGTAACACCAGAAGTTAAGTTACCTCTATCTTCGATAGCAGCAAATAAACCTTCAGTACCTACGTGACCAGCACCAGCAGTTGATCCAGTTAAAACGTTAGATCCATCAGCTTGTGAAGCAGCAGCGTTTAACTCACCTTCTAACATTGCCATTTCTAAGTAATCGTTAAAACGAGCTCTTGTGTCAGCTTCAGCTTTTAAGTACCATAAGTACCCAGAAGCACCACTTTCAGAAGTTACCTCAACCCAACCAACTCTTGAAGCATCAGAACCTGATACAGAGTAGTAGTCTTTTAAGATAATTGGCTTGTTTTGGAAAGTTTGGAATGATGGCTCGTTAGCTCCTCTTGAATCAGTCTGTGTAGTAACAGCACCACCAGTCATGTAAGAAACTCCTTTTCCATATTCAGAACCATAAACTAATATAGTACATGACTCAGAAGTGTTGCTATCAGCTATTGTTGCAGAACCGTAAGGTAAAACATCAATAGTAGCTGTATTAGCAGCAGCTGTAAGTACTACACACTTGTGAACACCAGCAGAGTTAGCTATAATAACTGTATCGTTAACTCTAATACCGTGATCAGTATTTTTTGTGTTTCCGTCGATGTCTTTTTCAATAGTAACTTGACATGAGTTTGAACCAGGTCCACCATCAGCACCAGCTGTAGTACCACCCGTCGCGATCTTACCTTTGTAAGATAAGTGTAAACGACCTTGCTCAGACCAAATAACTTGGTCAGCAGTCATCGCTTCTTCAGCTCCTATTTGTGAAAGAAAACCTGAGATAGTTCTTTGTCCGAATACCTCTGCTTCTTTTTCCATAAGATCTGGAACATATTGTTGTGCCCAACCCGTTGAAGAGTTTAGGTCTAAGTAATTTGATGATAACGCCTTCTGTACGTGAGAAGGTACGCTATTCAAATTATCTCCTGCAGTAATTGCCATAATTTTGTTTTTTTAAAATTTATAATTTATTTGTTTTTAATTTTAAACTTAAAATCATTAGAATTGCTACCTAATACTTTTACTTTCATACCACCAGCTTCAACAACACCATGTTGTTGTCTAGGGTTCATATCTACGTTTTTAGCTTTAGCAACACTTGTTTTTAAAGCGTCTGCTTTACCTTGCTCGTAAAAATGTCTTGCAATAGCATCAGGGTTATTAGCGGTAAACAAAGACTTGTGATAACCTTTAGCATCTGACATTTCGTTATTTTCATTCAAGAACTTCTTGACAAAATTATTAATGTCGCTTTGGCTTTCTTTCACTTTGTTACTGTCTTTAACATTAAACCTATACTTCTTATCACCAACATTGTAATCAAAGCCTTTAAAGTCTTTGTTAAAAACATTATCAGTTTTCATTTTAAAAGTATTTGTTTGTTTTTCAAGAACCGCTTCGTTTTCTTTTGATTCTTTGTTATATCTATTAAAAAAATCTACAGCTTTTTTTTGCTCGTTGGTCAACTTTGACCCAGCTTTAATTTCTTCATAGTATTTGGACTTTTGCCTGTCCAGATGGGCTTTAGCGTCGGCAACTTGCTCTTTTAACGCTATTTTTTTCTTTTTAACCTCTCTTTCTTCATCAACCTCTTCATCATATGAAAATCTATCGTCAATTAAAAATTCCACCTCTTCAGGTGTTAAGTGAGATTTTGTTTTTTTATAATATTCTCTAAGAACTGTCATGTCGTCATAGCTAGAAAAATCTTGATTAAGCGTGACGTAATCTTCTAACGTACCGCCAGTGTCTTCCATGAAGTTCATTAATTTCTTAATATTTTCAGGTAGATCTTTTCCAGTTTCTTGAGCTTCAGCTATAGCTTCTTCAACTTGTTCAGTTAATTCTTCTGTTTGTTCTTTAACCTCTGCTTCAGTAACTTCTTCTAATACTGGAGCTTCTTGTGCTTCAGCTTCCGGTTGTACTTCTTCTTGTTCTTCTGGGGCATCGGCATTTTCATCGACTCTAACCACTCCCTCGTCGACAGGGTTATCTTCTTTAGTTTCTTCTTTGGTTTCATTTTCTATTGGTTTATCTAGGTTTACTTTTGTAACGTTATCTTCAGGTGTAACTTTTTTAGATAAGTCTACTTTTGTAACTTCTTCAGTTACTTCTTTCTTTTTTGCCATAATATAATATAATAATAGTTAATAATTGTTATCTAGGTTCAAAACTACCTAAATCAAACCCGCCTCCTATAGTATCATTACCTGCGGACTCGAAGTTTTTAGGTGCTTTTGCACTATTTCTTTGATCAATCAACTCGCTTTGTTGAGTTGCTTGAATTCTTGTTCTTTCGTCTTTACGATCTTCTTTTTGTTTTTCTTTGCTGCTAACGGTTTCGTTATCCATTTTTCTAAGCTGCATGTTGTATTGAAACTCTTGTTCCATTAACTCTTTTTTAAGAGCTCCTTCAGCTTGAAGTTTTTGCAAGCTTAATTGCATTTCTATTTGAGCTAAATTTGCTTTTGATTGTACTATTGCATCATTTTTTTGTATTTCTGCTTGAGCAGCAACTTGTTGTGTTTGTGCGTTTGCTTCTGCTTGAGCCTGAATATTTCTTTCATTTATTTCTTGGTCTCTTTCTTGTTTTTTCGATCTACGAAGCTTTAGTAATTGATTTGCAAGTTTTAAGTTTTTTATTTCTCTAATGTCAATAGCATCTTCTAAATCTATAGTTTGTTGTGCTAAAGCAACTTGTATGTTGTTCTCAAGCAAACCTTTTTCTTCTTCATCTGGAGAAAGCTCTATAAATATACCAAAATCATACAGATGTAAGTTTTGCATTTCGTTTAATGTAGCAACGTTGTGAGCACCTATTTGTTGTATAAAAGCATCTGCAGTTGGCGAATACTCTATAATGTCAGATATTCTAAGCGATAAACATTCCGCTACTTCAGCTGTTAAATACAAACCAGACTGTAAAATATGTCTTGTTGCCGTATTGCTATTAGCAGCCGCTAATTTCTGCACGCCAACTAAAGCATTTTTGTCCGGCATACTACCATCTCTAGCTTCGTTAAGCCCGGTAGTATCTCTAATCATTTGTAAGTAATAGTTGTAATTACCTATAAGTGATTGTAGTTTTTGACCGCCAGAACCTGATTGTATCTCTTGAATAGGTACTTTACCAGGGTTCATTTCACCTTCACTTGTAAATGATCTACCAATAACACTACCTGTTTGGAAGAACATGTTTAATGCTTCTTGTGGACTATAATTTGTGCCATTACCTAAATCTATTTCAGCGAGACCATCAGCATCTAAATAAACACCATCTGGTACCATTCTAGCTAATACTTGTTGAATTTTTAAATGCGTAAGCTGTATCATGTCAGCAAAACCAGTTACACGTCTTACTAGACTTTCTATTTTACCTTTGTACAGTCTTGGCGCTACAATAGCATAATTCATTTTTACTTTAGTAAAATCACTCTTAGGTCGCATCATGTTTTTAGACATTTCCCACTTAAGTAATTTGTTAGTACCTAGTATTAAAGCACCTTCATATAAAGTTTCTATACTTCTTTGTAATCTTGAATAATCAGTAGCATCTTCTGGCGGATTAAATGTATCGTCTTTTTCGATAGCTTTTTCAGCTCCACTACCAGTTTCTTTTACTTTATAAACTTCGTTCATATATGTTTTATAATTAAAATATAGAACTTGAACTTTATTATTATCTACCTCATTATTATAACTAGAGCTATTATTTCTATTTGTTTGGTGATAACTCTTATTTTTTATTACGTCTTCTAAATCTTCTTCATCTAAATGTGGAAACTGTTTTGCTAATTCGTTTATAGGTATATTTTTAACCTCACCTACATAATATATATCGTCAAAGTAAGGAGATTCAGTGTATGAATAAACTAAATCGGCAGGATCAACATAATCAATTACAACACCTTCAGACGTATTGAAAGTAGTTTTTACAGCTCCTATACCTAGAACTGTAAGATCGTAGTAAAATTGTTTTTTTATTAATTCATATTTATTACCTTCCATTAAAACTTTCAAAGCTTGTTCTTCTGCTATTTCAACAGACTGCTTATAAGTTAACTGCATGTGTAGCGCTAACTCTTCTTCGTTTGCTGGTAAAGTTTCTTGATCAGAGTTAGAGACATCAATACCAAAAGTACTATTAACAAAATCATTATATGTTTTCATGTTTATATCCTCTAACAAAGCTTCCATATACTCTGTTCTTTGAGACACTCCATAAGGATCAACCGAATAAGCTTTTATATCATACATACGTTCTGCTAGACCATTAACAACTATATCCACAAACTTAGGTATAATAGGTACAGGTGTCCAGTCTAAATTTAAATAGGACAAATCACCATTTATAGACAACTCGTCCTTATATTTCTGCACAGACTGCTCTCCTCTAGCATAAAGCCTTAGTTCATGAAAATTGTTTTGATTCGCGTCGTATCTTGTTGATCTATTGTCATTATTAAACCACTCTGTTTCTATTGCTTTAGCAACCTTTAAACCATAATCGTAGCTTAGCTTTTCAGCATCGCTTACGACTTGACTTGGAAAATAACTTTTTATAACAGACTCTGCCATATTTATTTTTTAATTAATTTAGATGTACTACCGTTGTTTGAATACTTAGCAATACTTAAGTTTAGTTTAGGTTTTTGTATTGGTGCATTTGGTCTATAAAGATGTCTATTGTTAGCCATTATAGCTAAACCAGAACTAATAGACGCATCATGCTTTGTTCTTTTATTTATATCAAACTTTGCCCAGTCATTTAACAACTCGTTAAAATAACAACTACCAATACTACCATCTTGTTGTAAACCAACGTTATCTTGTATATACATTTCGATAGCAGCGGCGTGAGCTTGTTTTATATCCTCGCTAGAGTTAGGCATACCACCTATTTCTTTTTCAGCTACAGATAATTTATTCCATATTTTATCAGGTCTATTCATACTAAAACCTCTATAGCCACGTCTTCTTAAATAATACAATAAACGAGGTTTGTTGTTCTCTGCGAGTATAGGCATCCCGTAAAATACTAATGCCATTAGAACGTCCTCAAAGAATATTTCTGCGGTTTGTGGTCTGGCTAGGTATTCTAAGAAGAACTGGTTAGCAGGAGCGTCCTCCATGCTAAACCTAGTTAATCCATGGAGTGCACCTTTAGAGCCGACGCCATCGACGGTACCTGATATATCGTAGCTATCGCAGCCAAAAGCACCCATATGTTCGTTACCTGGATGTTTTACACCGTTTTTAATTACAATTTTGTTTTGTAACTGTTGAGGTGGTGTCCAGCTTACTTTAAATCTACCTTTCGGATCTGGATAAAATATTACTTTAGAATCTTTAACACCATTTACCCATTGAAAATTACCTTTAGTAATGCCTAGTGTTCTAGACATTTCTTCATTATAATCTATTTGTTCGTATATTTTAACTAAGTTAAATATACTGTTTTTTGTTTCATCTCTGAATGCGTGTTCTGTAGTTCTTGGAAACTGCCTGTAAAATTCGTTCAAAGCATCTTGATCGCCTTTTAATCCATCAGCTTCGTTTTGCCAATTTTCTACTACACCTACGTCTATTAACTCTCCATGTGGGTCGAAGACATCATAGTCTGGACTATCAAACACTGGAATTCCGTACTCATCAATAAATCCTTCGTAATTCCACTCCATTGGGATAAAGAGAGAATACAAGCCAGACGCTGTTTGTCCATTTCTGTTTCGCTTAGTGACGTCTGATGCGTTATATAGTTTTTTAAAGTTTTCTCCACCTTTGTCTAATGCGTTTGATGTTGAGCCCATCATACATTTACCTATAATTCTACTACCTAATCGTAAACATGTTTTGGTAACTCTCCAGTTATTTAATATATTATCGGGTCTTTCCCATTTACCGCTTTCATCGTGTACTAACAGCTGAAGTTTTTCTCCGTCATAACTGTTATCACCTGTATTTTTCCAATCAATAGTAGTATCAAGTCCAGCCAAGTCTTCCTGCTTTTCGTTAGCAGTAATTTTTTTACGCGTGAACTTACTTGCAGGAACCCTATAAGCAAGTTCAGACTTAGGCCTGTCCATACCGTCTTGAATTGGTTTAAAAAAGAACGGGTAGTTAATTGATATTGGAACCACCTTGTCTGTAAACATTTTTTTAGCATCCGCACCTGTTTTTGATAATATTCCAAACCTACTATCGCTTGATATTGTAGCTTGGTTAACTGTCTCTGCCGATGACATAAAAGAAAAACCAGATCTTCTGTTTTTAAGGTAGCACATGCCATAACATCTTTTATCTGCCTTACAAGCTTCCCAGAATATATAGAACAATCTGTTAGCTTCTCTAAAATCTGGTGCACCTACATCAATCTTGCTCCATTGCAAATACATGTAATGTGTACCTGTTATATATGTTGACGTGCCGTTGTTGTTAAACCAAAAGCCTTGCTCTCTGCGTTTAAACTCTTCATCTATATAGTCAAACCATTTAGCTTTGTTCTCCTCAGCATAAACTCTCCAGTCAAATATGTTTTTAAGTCTTGTTAATTCCTTTGGATATTCAAACTGTTTCCACTTTTTTTCCTCGTTGCTATACACACTACGTTCTTTCGGTAAAGCTATCTGAAAGTTTTGTATCTCGTATATCTCACCGATCTCACCAGTCTTAGATATAACTACAATATCATGCTCTTTGTTGTACCCGTACTTCCACTTTTTACCTTTGTTAAGTCTACTTATAGTAGTCTTTTTTATAGGCTCTACAACACTATATAGGTCTTGCTCGTACATTATTTAGATCTACCTTCTGCAAAACCTTTAAACACTTTAACCTCTGATTTGTTTTCTTTGCCCTCTAATATATTTTCTTCTTCTTGTATTCTACTCAATATTTCAAACGCGTCAAATATAGCTAGTTTCTTTGTCGCTGCAGCATTTTTTAACCTGTCAGCTGATATATCATCGTCAGAGTCTACAATAGCTTCTTTAGCTACTTTAATCAGTTCTTCAACTGCTTTATGTCCAGCTTGGATTATATTCTTCTTCGTCTCCTTGATATTCATATTTGATTGTAATAAAATTTGATAATACTCTATATAGTTTTTGACCGTCAATAATAAACTCATATTCTGAGCTTGGCCTAAAACCTATTAAATCGCCTTTGTTAAACGCGCCGTCGGTATACTTAACAATACCAACTAAAGGCTTTTCTTTATCTACGCTTAGCTCGCTTGTAGATTTTACTGGCGCCACAAAACAATATCCTTTTTGCGCTTGCCACTCGGTACCTTTATGTAAGAATATTTGATCTGGTTGTACTAAGTATGTTTGCTCATCAACATAACTTCTACTATTCTTTTCTATACCGTACTGATTGTGCCATCTTCTAAATACATTGTGATGAACTATAACTTTGTCACCAATTTTTATATTTGTATCACCAACCGTAGGTAGTGCTTTTACAATAGCTTCTCTACTAACATGTTGATGACTGAATATTTTAGTGTTTAGTATTAAATCTTTACCTTCTACTTTTTTTGTATTGTTGTATCTTGAGTTTAAAGGTGCTACAACGAAGTTGTAAACACTTTTCATTAGTACGTTAAATTATACTCTACAGATACAGCCATGTTTTTATTAAAGTCTTTCCAAGGTAAAACATCTTTACCTTTTTTAATATAAACGCTAAACTTATCGTCTTCTTCTAAGATGTCACATATAGTATGACCACCATACACTTCTTGCCCAACGGCATAGTGCATGGCGTCATTCTTATAATCTTTACCTATAGAAATTTTACGAATTAGCTTCGACATCGTAATTTATTTCTCCAGTTTGTATGTTAACATTAACAGTGCCGTACTGATCTTCTAGTTCTTTTTGAATAACTTGAAGTTTATCTTGTAATGAAGCTACTTCATGACACAACATGTGTTTTCTAGATTCTATTCTACCTATCTCCATTTGTGCATTGTTAATAGGTGAAACTACGTCTTGAATAGATTTTAACTGCTCGTCAGTAATATTTGTAGGTTTAAGGTCTACAACCTTTTCTTTCTTTTTTGCCATTTTATTTAATTTAAGTTAATTGTTGTTGTTTATTGTTCGAATTGTAATATAATTCTAATTGGGTGTATGTTGTAAACATAATCTTGGTGTGTTAATACACCTGTTGCTATAGCTTCTGTTAAAGTAATGCTAGTAGAACTATTTACTGTACTTACAGTTCCTATTACGGCATCATCGTGCGCATGTAGTACATCTCCAGGTAAAAAGTGTTCTAACACAGTCATACTAGTACCATCAGTTACTAAAGCGGTTCCTGGTGATGCTGAGTCAATATCAGCATCATTTATTCTTATTAAAGTTGTGAAAAACTGAGTTCCAGCTAACGCGCCTATATAAAACTTGTCAAAACCAACTGTTGATGCTAAGTCTTGATCAGCTGTTATAACTGTAGGTACTCCAGCAGGAATATCAGCTGTAGTTGTTGGAGTAGTTCCAATAGCTGTACTATTAAGCTTTGCTGGTGTAAAATCAGTATCAGCAAGTTCTACATGAGCAACTAAGTCATTAGAAGGTCTATTGTTAGCATCTGAATTTATAGTTCCTAAACTAACAGTGTTTGATTTTGAAATTAACAAAGACATAGCTTTAGCGTTTGCTGTAGGTGAAGCATCTCCTTTAGGTCTAACTAAAACTGTTGCGCCTATTAACTTGGCGCTACCTTTTGGTATTTCAAATTCTGTCCAGTCAAAAAGAACATCGCCAGCTGTAAATACGCCTATGTGTTGTTTTGATGCTGTTACTGTAGGTTTTATTTCTACTGTAAAATATTTACTCATAATTTTTTATTTTTTTATTTTTTCAAATGATCTACCGCCAAAATAAGCACCGATCACTGTTATTAATACTAATTGTAAAAGATCTATATAAGAATCTTTTACGTTGAAGTTAAGTTTACCAGCATCAATAAA